GATCAGGGTGGTCGCCTGCATGCGTGTGGTCGCCCATGCGTTGATCTGCATGAGGGTGTTGCGCTTGTCCGCGGCGGTGTTGTCGAGAAAGCGCGCGACTTCGCCGCCGAGGGCCTGCCAGGTGACGTAGGGGCGGGGCGTGCCCGGTGGGGCGATGTCGGGGTGGACGTGGGGGCACAGGGCGCGCAGGTGCGCGTCGAGGTGTTGTTCCATGCTCATGCCCGGGTGACCTCGTCGACGTAGCGTTGCCGGATGGCCTGGATGACCTGCGAGCGCGTTTCCGCCACCGCGCGGCCAATGAAGGGGTGGGCGGCGGCGGTGCTGGTGCCCAGCTCGACCATGCCGCCATACGGCGCCTTGTCGGCATTCCAGGACACGTGATACACGGCGTTGTCGAGGAAGCTGTTGTCCTTGCTGAAGGCCTGGTAGATCGAGTCGCGCAGGTTGCCGGGGCTGTACGGCCCATAGACCGCGTGGGTACCGTGGAACCTGTGCGGAGCGTCGGAGACCGGGGCGTGCTGCTTGGCGCGCTCATACACGATCTGCGCGCCGGCCTGCGCGGCCGGTCGGTTGGCTGCGCGCAGGCGCTCCATCTCGATCACGAGGTCTTGCTTGAGGCGGACCATGTTGATGCTGATCTTGAGCCCCATCAGCGCACCGCTTCGCAGGTGAGGTCGACGAAGGCGCGCTCGGGGTCGGGCAGTACGGCGGTGATGTTGTAGATGAGCCCGCTGTGACGGATGCGCATGCCGGCGTCGAGGCCGGGGAGGTGGCGGATGCGGATCGACACACGCACCGTGGAGACGTCTGCACCGGCTTTGATGGCTTCGAGACCGGCGAGCAGGCGCACGTCGGCCCAGCGACTTGCGACCCATTCCCAGGCTTCGCTCGGCTGTCCCCATGCGTCGGGGGCGGTGGCGCGACGCTCGATGTCGATGCGCTGGGATAGCGTGCCGGCGGCGGGTGTCATGCGAATCGGTCCATCAGGGCCGCGGCGAATTGCTCGTCGCTGGCGTCGTCGCTGGCGTCGACCTGGTAGGAGCCGCAGCGGGTGCCGTCGGGTAGCGCGACGACCGCGCTGATGGTCCATGTGCCGGTGTCGGGGTCGAAGCGCTTGTCCTGGATGCTGACCATGTGAAGCTCCTTGCTTACGGGGCGGTGTAGCCCTGCGCGTTGACGTACACCTGCGCGGCGGTGGTGATGCAGGCGAAATTGAGTGCGGCGTTGGCGGTGGTCTTGAGCGGGTTGTAGAAGGCGATCTCGACCGGTTCGGTCATGTTGGCGCTGAGGTGGCCGCGCCACAGCACCGTGGCGCCGTCCTTGATGACGACCTCGGTGGCCGTGGCGCTGATGTTCTTGAGGTCGATCGAGGTGATGTAGCGCCGCAGGCCGGTTCCTGCCGCGGCCGCGAGCACCACGTCGGTGGTGTTGGAGATGCCGCCGGCAGCGGCGGCGTAGCTCCATTCCTGCTCGGGGATCTGCCAGGGGCGTACGATCTGCGCCCCTTGGGTGGTGGTCACAAAGTCGGCAACGTCGCCGGTGGCGACGGTGGTGTAGGGCGTGGTCACGGCACGGCCGGCATTGATCACCGGGGCTGTGGTGCTGCGCGCGCCGTCGTGCGCCACCGGGCCGACGGCGATCGCGGTGCCGCCGGCGATGGTGACTCCGATTCCCTGGCCGGCCACCGACTGGCCACGGCCGGCGGTGATCTCTGCGGTGAGCTCGGCGTAGTCCTGCACGCTGACGAACTGGACGGTGGCCAGGGTGGTCGAGACGGGCGGGGTGGCGCCGTTGACCCAGCGCAGACGGATCTTGTAGACCGCGTTCGGGTCGGGAATCTGCTGGTGACGCCGGTAGCTGTACGTTCGGGCCAGCGTGCTGTCGAGCGTGGCGGTGTGAAACCAGGCCTCGTCGGCGAACGGCTCGAGCTCATAGACGCCGCCGGGCGCAGCAGACGATGTCACCGTCACTGCGGCCGAGACGAGCGGCGCGAGGCCGCCATTGCCCACGCGGTACTTGGCTTGCGTGGCACTGATGCCATCGAAGGCCCAGCCGATGGTGTGCAGGCCATCCGGAAGACCTGTTTCGGGGTCGACGCTGACCGCCTCGAGGTACAGGGTCTGGTCGGCAATGCGCTGCGAGAGGTTGATGTTGCTCTGGACGCGGAAGGGGATGGAGAAAATCTCTTTCGTCATGACCCAGGTTTCGGCGAGCGCGGTAACGCCGGACTGCAGCTGGAGCGTGCCGCCAGAGGTGGCGATGCTGCCGTCTGCATCGATGCCGGTATCCCAGCGGGCGGGATCGAGCACCGCGCCGGAGAAAGAGTCCCGAAACTTCTTCTGGACGGACTTGACCTTGAGCATGTCGTCCTGAAGGTCGTAGCCGGCGATGATGTCGGCGTAGGTGCCGTCGGGCATGCCCTTGAGGCGCTTCTGGATGCCGTGGAGCACGGAGTGGAGGATGTCGGGTGGCATTGCGTAGTCCTTTCGAGTCAGACCGTCCAGGTGCGGTAGTGGTCAAGCAGCCCGTCGACATAGGGCATGGGGGTGGCGTGTTGCGCGAGTCCGGTCGACTCGCGATGCCGGTACCAGTGCCCGACCTGCAGCAGGATCCATTGCCGGATTGGGGCCGGGCAGGCGGCGCCATAGCCGGCGGTGTAGTGCACGGTGACGGCGTCGGGCCGGGCGGCGGTGGCAGGCCACGCGTGGCCGTCCTGCAGCGTGATGCGCGCGGGCTCGCTGTGCATATCGACGCGATATGCGGATGCGGATAGGGTTTGCTGGGCGCCAGCGGCGTCGATGTATTCGATCGACTGCACAGCCAGCAGCGGCGGCCATGGGATCCGGATCTCGTCCGCGGGAAATCCGTCGCGCTGATGCCGCCACGCACAGCGGGCGATGCTGCGCCCAGTGTGTTGCTCGGCCAGACCGGTGGCCGCAGCGATCAGCGTGGTGATCAGGCCGTCCTCGTCCGCGTGCTCGACGCGCAAGTGCGCTTTCGCGTCCGCAAGGGTGACGGCGGGCTCGGCGATGGATTGAACGCGTGTGTTCATGCCGCGCTGGGTCAGACGTCGGCGGAGGTGGCCGCGAGGTCGAAGTGACCTGCGGCGCAGAGGGCTTGCGCGGCGGGGCGAGGGATTTGGCCGAACTCGCCGCAGCGCAGGCCGTGGTCGGGCAGATCGATCAGGGCGCGCCCCGGCACGTGCTCGACGGCGACAGGCTCGGGGGCGGGGGCGGAAGGATCCAAGGCGGGAGCGACAGACGCGGACTCTTCCGCTTCGAACTCGGGCTGCGGTTTCTTGCTCATGGAGGTCTCCAGGGAGAGGGTGCGGGGCCGATGGCTCGGCCCCGCAGAATCGTCAGGTGGCGCTGTTGGCGTAGTGCTTCACGCTGCCGCCGACGTCGGTGAAGTTGCCGCCGGCACGCGTCCAGAGGTTGAAGCCGACTTGCCCTTTTTTCGCGTAGGCCGAGTCGGTGTAGCGCTGGAACTCGGTGGCGGTGAGGACATCGCGGACGATGTAGTAGGTGAAGTCGCCGAACAGGATCGACTTGGCGTTCGCGGCCATCACCGGCATGTGGTTGTTGATGGTGACCGGGTAGCCGAGGATGGTGTCCGGGGCCTTGCCGCCGAGGCCGTCATAGCCGGGGATGAAGATGGGGCGGCCGGTGGTGTCCTTGAGCTTCTTGACGACCTTGAAGCTGTTGTCGTGCATCATCCAGCGGCAGCGACCGAGCTCGCGGTAGGCGTAGTCGACGGCGTGCTCGAGGTCGATGAGGTCATCGACGGTGACGGTGAGCGTCTGTCCGGTGACGCCGACCTTGCCCGCGGTGGAGGCGGTGACGATGCCCTTCGGCTGACCGGTGCCGGTGCCGACGGTGAAGTGCTTGTTGGTGATGCGGCCCACACGGGCGGTGCAGCGGGTGTTGACGAAGGCTTCGATGTCGATCACGGCATCTTGCAGAAGCTCAACCGGGACGGTGACGACCTTGGACGAGTACTTGTAGACGGGGATCGGCGTGGTGCCGAAGGTGATGTCGGCGTCGTTCGTCTGGGCGTTCTGGGCGACGATCTCGCCCTCTTCCGCCGTACCGTCCGAGTTGGGGAAGTTGATCTCCTGCCCGTTGCTGGTCTGCAGGACGGTGGCGACGGCGCGCATGCCGCCGAGGGATTTGAGCGCGTCTGCGACGGCTTGGGCGATCTCGGAGGCGACGACGTAGCCGCCCTCGCCCGGGGTGGTGGTGCTCATGGTGTTGCGGATGACAGCCCAGTCTTCGGCCGACAGGGCGCGATCGCCCTGGCGCATCCAGGTGGCGAAGAGCTTGCGGACGTGGCTGGCTTGGGCCGGGGGGGCGCCGTTGGCGCGGGCGCGGTGGGCAGCGGCATCGCCGAGGGCGTTGGCCTGGTCGTCTTCGGCCAGCAGGTTCATGGTGCGCTCGATGCGATCGACCTGGTTCTTGAGGTCGTCGATCTCGGCGAGGCCGGCGTCATACTTTTCTTGCTGCTCGGCGCCCCAGGTGGTGTTCTTGTCCTCGACCAGGGCCTTGATTTCGCGGGCGCGGGCGGCGATTTGCTCCCGCAGGGCTTGGATGCTTTGTGCCATTTCGGATTCTCCAGAGTGATGGCGTAAAAAAACCGCCTTGCGGCGGCTCGATGCGACGGCGCGGGAGCGCGTCAGAGCTGGCTGACCTCGAGGCGGCGTAGCGCCGCTGCG